CGTAAAAACTTGAATCTAAAGATGTTGTTAAAGCATCTAAACTAGAATTAAGATTATCCAACCCTTCAAGCGTCATATTTGGCGTAAGTGAATTACCTAAAAATTCATGATCAAGGTTTATTAAGGACCACTTTTGAACCGCATAATTGTAAACTAGTATTTTATTAGGCTCTCCGGTGCTTTCTCTATCAGCATAAGACCACATAACAATCTGGTTTTCAGGATCAATAGTAGAGCTAAGACGATCTGCATATTTAAAATTTATGCTATCAAAGAAAAACTTGTCTACTTTCTCTGCGCCAATAGGAATTGATTTAGAGCCATCAAAAAAGAAAAACCCATCATCAGCTAAGTAAAAGACCTGAGTTGGACCTAGTGAAGTCACAGAATTTGGATAATTACACCCATGCCCTGTCTCTACTTTTTCAAAAGTAAAGATCAAAGGTGAACCCACATACTGCATACGCGCAATAGCTTTTTCTAATAAAACAACGCCAAACTCACCGCCTACCAATCCAGTAATATGCCCTGCATCTGCTATTTCCTGAAAGTCAGCCTGTGCCGTTCCTAATGTCCAAGAGTTTGAATCATTAATCTGTGACCAACGCACCCTTGAGCGATATGTAGCTGAAGAGTATGTAACGTTTGCTGTAACAACAAAGTCCCGAACAACTGCTAAATATTTTGCAGCCGGAGCACCAGAAATCGCAGAAAACGCTGAACTTGAACCAATCGTAAACTTTTGCAAAACATCGCTATCACTGCCACTTGCGATAACGTCATTACCAAAACGAACAAACTTCCATTGCTCATCGCCAGATACAGAATAAGCACCGCTTTTCACATCAGCTAAAGCAAATGTGCCATTATTCATTTTATAAAGCTTGCCGGAGTCACCGACAAATATAAATATCGTATCGTTTGTGTCTTTAGTCGCGTAAATGCCTCTAATCCGGTTGTCAGCCGCTTGGCTAACTTCAGAAAGACCAAAGAAAGGTCTGTAACCTCTAGCAGCGGGGATAACATTTGTAGCAACTGTCGAACCCGGATTTTGAAAATCTGATTGATCAGGTAGCCACTCACCGAAAGGTATCATTGATTTAACCACCTATCTGTACCCGCTGTGCGAGTGTTAAATACGGCTGTAGCCGGAACTATATCAGTCCAAGCCTCACCCATTTCTTCCGCAATCGCCACACCCTCTATACTAAGATTAACGGACGCTGCACACGCGGCTTTGTAATTTACACCAGTTGTTGTGCTTCCTGATATTGCAATGGTGTCAGACGCCGCCACCGCAAATGTTCCTAAAACATTTCCTGTAGCTGTTATAGCAATATTAGTAGTTGCCGCTATCTCTACAACTCGTGTAGACGCAACCGCCGTACCAGTAATTGCTATTGTTGCTGAAGCAGCAAAAGACTTAATTAATCCATATTCAAAAGACGTAATATTAGCTACACCACCCATGCCTGAGTGGTTTGTGCAATAATAATGTAATGTGCTTGGCGTACTCGCAGAAACAGTTATCTCAGTGTAAGCATTAGCCGTTCCTGGTGTGCCAGTTGTGGTAATTCCTGTGGTGTACTCTGAACCACTATTATGAGAACCATTGGCAGTTGTAGAAAATCGTAATGGGTGGCCTGAGTTGCTACTATCAGACTGATCAAACCTATACGTGTTCCCGACTACAAGCTCTAATGTAGGACTCGCGCCAGATAAACCCGCAATATAATATTTATTACCTGAACCATAGGAGTTAGTGCCAGACGCAACGGTTACATCATAAACAACCGTAGTTGCCGCGTTAATTGTAATTAGTGCAGTAGCAGATACCGCCGCCTTAAAGTTAGCACTACCTGTGCCAGTAACAGCAATACTTTCAGCCGCCGCAACCTCGAATAAATTAATAGTATCAAGATATTCTAACGTGCCATAAGCGTCTAAACTATCAAGCGTACCCCAAGTGTCTAGCTGATCTAGAGTGGGGCCAAGAATTTCAGCCATATTAAGCCGCCGTTATGTCTAAATCACCAGTTGCAACCCTTACAATATCTCCTGTCGCTATCGTTTTAGCGGCACTAAACGTACCATGTATTAAAAGATTTCCAGAACTTGAAGCATCAAATAACGCCCAATGGCTTACGGTTCCCCAAGAACCAGTAGCCGCACTAAACTCAATAGTTGAGTCATTACTTGTTGTGCCACTTGCTGCACTTGCAAAAGTAATTACTTTTCTTGAGTAGTTGCTTCCGCTTAACTCTGTGCCTGAGTTATCATCACCAAATGATCCAGTTGATAAACCCAAATACACCGCTGAAGGTTTTGTATAAGCTGTTGTTCCTAAAACGTGATCTAATACCTTTAGCTCAAGGTAGTCTGACATTGCACTCATTTTTACGCTCCTAAATAATCAGATTTCATTGAAAGCGAACCCGCAAAGAACGCTTTATCATTATCCTTGTTGATCTCTTCTATTGCTCTTGAGAAAAGTGTGTCGTACTGCGCGGCCCTAGCCTCATCCATTAAAAAGATATGTGCAGCGGATAATGAACCATATAAATATACGTCTGGGTGACGTGTTAAAACTGTGTTGGTAAGGTTAGCATCTGATAATGCTAATATGTCCTCACCGTAAATAATCTCTATTGTATACGCGCTATCTGGAATAGGACGCATGGCAATTTCAGCGCCAATAATTGTGTAAAGCTTTGGCCTACCACCACCAGAGGAAGCATACTTTTCATAGTAATCCTTTGGTGTTGCATAATCTAAAACTTCAACTGTGCTTGTGTTATTCTTAACAAGCCTAATACGGCGCAAATCGGTTGGCAGTGATATAAACTCATCACCGGAAGTTGTTAAGGCTGTCGCACGTTTTTCCTGTGACCGCGTTTCTAGCTCCCTACTCATTCTTGACTCAGCAAGAGATATAAATTCAGGAATACGATCAGTTAAATCGGAACGAGCCAAAAAGTTAGCAATAGCTGTCTTTAGCTCAGTGTACGTTGTAATCGCCATTAGATAAGCCTACCGCCTGTTGCCTTGAAACCCTTGTTTTCTTCAAGCCACTGCATCCAAGCTTTCGGATTGTCCTTTGGTTGCCCAAATTTTTCCACCAAATGATGATAAAGTATGGCAGGGATTTCACCGACTTTGTGCTTATGCTTTTGAGTGTTCCCAATCATATCACCGTAGCGATAATCATTGGCACTCTCTTTCGCTAAATCCTTCACCGGATCAACGTTCACAGTTGTTGTAACTCTGTGACCATCAGCGCCACTTTCAAAGACTGTGCGCTTTCCTGTGATTGGATCTAAATTAAGTAGCTTTTTCATTAAAACCTCAAATAAAAAAAGGGGCGAACTAGCCGCCCCCAAGTTATGAATGGAGAAAAAAATTAACTTCCACTTAAACCAATAACCGCCGCATGTGCCTTGGGCGCTTTGACGATTAAAGTATATTCGCTCACCAAAGCGAATTTTGTGGCGTCACCTGTAGCAGCAACGTCACTTACGCTAAACATCCGGCCTGGGAGAGAGCCTATGCAAACGTAATCAGTATCAATCAGATATACCTCTGAATTGTTAGCCTGACGGTCAATCGTTACAGCCAACTCACCAAAATCACTCAAATAAAGTGATACTGAGCCGACGATAGCAATATCGCGTGGTGCAGTATAGTTTAACTGCGCTGAAGCAACAGAACCAGACGATAGATCAGAAAAGTTCTGCTTATTCGTTGGTGACATAAGCAACATATTCGGGCTTCCACCGTCAGTGTATGCAGCCAACATCGCAGCATCTATTTGTGCCAAAGTTAAAGCTCTAGCTGTACCAGTTAAATCAGCCGCATCTGACCCATCACCAGTAGCAAATGCCATATCACTAGGCTTATCACCGTTTGTAATCCAGTTAATAAGCTTCGCGCATTTACGCGGATCTGAGCCTGAACGAGCTTCATTGGCGAACAAGGATTTCTCTATATCGCGCCGTTGCTCAATTCCTTTGAGCACCTTAACGTATGCGGTTTCCTTATCACGCCCCGCTTTATCGACAACATCCAAAGTATTGGATACTGAAGCCGCTTGGACCGCAATTTGGTGGTGGTTGCCAAGTCGTGTCGTTACAGCGGGATTAACGTATGAATAATCAGCTCCTTCGTTGGCGTGATTGTTCGCCGCAGCGGCTGCCAATTCTTGGACCTGCCATTCGTGAAAGATACCTTTTGTGGTTTCTTTTTGTGAGTTACTAACCAGTGGAGTTTCATCGGGATCGATTCGATAAATTACATCACTGAGATCTTCCCTTTCTCCAATAGCCGTTGAGCTAGTATATGTAGCCATAATTAATTTCCTTTAGATTAACGAGTTAAAAGATATTGAACAGCCGAATCTCGACTATTCGTTTTCTTCAGGTTTTCAAAAGCCTTACGCTTCCGATCACTTGCAGAGTCAGCTTTAGATTTTGGTTGACCACTTTTAACCATCTTAGGTGCGGCCTTAACTCTCTTCTTTGCAATGGGTTTGCCCGACTGCAAATTGTCATAAAGGTACGCTTTACGCATTAACTCAATGTAGCGACTATCAATTGTGCTTGCTAGCTCTTGATCTGACCAACCACGCTCTTTAGCGTAGCTCACCAAAGCAGCTTTTTCTTTGGCTTCCACCTCAGAATTTTTCCACTCCGGTATTATCTCAAGTAATTTAGCTTGCTCGCGTTGAAGGTTCTCTTGCTGTAAACGCAACTGTTCTGATTGAACGGCTTGCATTTTGGCTTGATTGTCGCGCTCAGTGTCGCGCTGCCTAACGTATTCAAGTGGATCACTCTCATACAGACTATCCCAATACGCCTGATCTTTTGGTTGATTAGCCGTTTGTAATTGTTGCTGCATAAGACCTAAAGCCTGTTCATACTGTGTACGAACTTGCTCAGTTTGTGCTTTTTCAGTGTCTAAAGCTTTACGCTCTTCAGACGCTTTCATAAGCCTTTTTTGAGCAGTTTGCTCAAGCTGATAGTTTTTGATCAACTCATCTTGAGTTACATCATATTCATCACCATCAACTTTAACGCGATAAGTGTCTACGAGTTCTTCGTATTCCTCATCACTCTCCTCAGTTTCTACCTCTTCTGCTTCAGCTTGGCTTTCTTCAGCGGCATCAGCTTCTACGGTTTCCTCTTCGGTTGCCTCTACTTCAGTTTCGGCACTAGGCTCTTGAACTTCCTCGCTTGCCTCTTCAGGGGCTTGGGTGTCCAAAAGTAAACTTACAGCATCATGCTGCGAAAGACTGGATTCGGATTGAGTACCAGACATATAAAAATCTCCAAATTGTTAAATTATTTTCGCAAATCTTCCATTTGCTGAGAAGCCATTTTTCCAGTTGTTACAGCACTTTCAAAATGTCCCTCGAAAGCTTCAAGAGCTTTCAGCAAGTGGAAACATTGCTCACGATAAGCGGTGTCTTGAGGATCACTTCCTGACCAACCCAAAACATACGTTTTTCGTAATTCTTCAAATGCTTCTACAACTAATGGGTTTCGCAAAACATCAGCCGCTTTCGCACCCCTGTCTTGCTCACTAATAAAATCTGTCATGCTCTTGGCAAATTATCTGAAACCTGACCACCAAAGGCCAGTTTCTGTTGACGTAACTGAAGTTCAGCTTGTAGCTCTTGCCTACGCAACTCAATCTCAGCTTGCATTTTCTCACGCTCTAGCTGTAACTCAGCTTGCATTTTCTCACGCTTCAACTCTAACTCAGCTTCAGCTTTTGCTTGTTCCGGACTTGGACCTTCCTGTTGACCCATCTGAGCAACCATCTGATCAACTTGCTCACCAGAGTTAAAGAACTGATCTGTGTCCTTAAATCCCGCCATTTCTGCGATTTTCTTCAACGTATTCACATATTGGCTTGGCTTCACAACAGGGTTATTCGGCCCTAATTGTTGTAACAACTGTTCTTGCTTACCAAGGATCTGTAGCAACATAGCCATTTTCTCATCCTCACGCCCAT